GGATTTAATAGAAGCATTAAAAGCTTTTCTGCTTCCACTGGGATTAAAACCAACTACTGAGGTTTTTCCTAAACAGAAAGAACTACAGAAAGATGATAAAGGAGACATTAAACCAGGAAACTTCATTAACCTACCTTACTATAACAACGGACAATCCAATAGATACGCTATAGATAAGAATAATTCTAAACTATCAGTAGAACAATTTATAAAATTTGCTAACGAATCTAAAGTAGATAAAGAAACTTTAGATAAACTCGTAGAAGAAACTCACAGAAATATATTACTAGGAACTAATCCTGAATTTGATGATGGACCACCATGTCTAGCATTGTGTTCAAAATCTAAATTAGAGGATGGTAGAGATCGATTTATGTATAACTATATGGTCTTTGCTAAAAAGAAATATAAAGATAAGTGGCCTGACCAGGTGTCGGCAGCTAACTATAGTTATTTAACTGATCCGTGGGATAAAGCAAAATTAGATTCAAAAATTAAAGCATGGAAGGGGGAAACAGCAGGTCATACTTGTTATGAAGATCCCATTAAAGATAAATGTATGCGAAGTCTTTGTTATAAAAGACCCTTCGGTGTTAAATCAGACAGTATTTCTGTATTCCCTGAGATTCAAGATTTTGAAATGATAGCCTATGCAGAACCTGAGTATAGATTCAATGTCATTATGCCTAATGATGATAAGATACAAGTTATAATAAGTAATACAAAACTAATGACAACACAGAAAGAAGTTTTAAATTTAGTCTGGCAACAGACTGGAGTTTATTTTGAACCACTTAAACCAAAAGACTTTAGAGCAAAATTAAATGAGTGGCGTAAGAACGGACAAAAGATTACACCACCTAAAGGAACTCAAATAGAAGATAGACTAGAAGAAGAGTTATATCAATACTGTGTCAATGGTCCTCAAGCACAAGAGAGAAGACAAATACATAATGGATCTTGCTTTACTGAAGAAGGATTCCATTACTTTAGATTTACTTCTTTTATTGAACACCTAGGAAATGGATGGAAGATTCCTGAAGAAAAAATTGCACAGAAATTAAAAGATAGATGTAATGTAGAATTTGATCATTCACTGAATGTAGATGGTAAAACTTTAAAAGTTTGTAAACTACCACAATTACATACACCACAAATAGAACACAAACCAGTAGAACGAAAAGGAGCGAACTATTAATGAGATATAAAGTAGTAGGTCCCCCAGGGACAGGAAAAACTAGAAGACTTTTAAATGAAGTACATAAATATGTACAGAATGGTACCCCGCATGATCAAATAGGATACTTTGCATTTACTCGTAAAGCTGCAGGAGAAGCAAGAGATAGATTTTTAGCTAAAAATCCAGACCTTACTAAAAAAGATATAAAATATTTTCAAACACTTCACTCTTTAGCTTTTAATAATCTAGGTCTTAAAGAGGAAAACGTAATGCAAGAAGGAAACTATCAATCAATTGGAGAAACTTCTGGTATTCAAATTAAATATGCGTCCTATGAAACAAATAATTTTAATGGAATCTTTTCTTCTAGTAGTGAGTATTTAAGCCTTATTAACCTAGCAAGGGTTAGACAAATTACAGCTGAACAACAGTTCAATCGTAATGAACATCTCAGTTGGATAAGTAAAAATAAATTAATTGGAATAGAAAAAGAAATTAATAGTTATAAAGAGTTTTATAAGTTGATTGACTTCACTGATATGATTCAACAATTTTTAGATAAAGGAACTACACCAAAATTTAAAGTTATATTTGTAGATGAAGCTCAGGATTTATCATTGATTCAATGGGCTATGATTAAAAAAATTGAAGAAGATACTAATTGTGATGTATGGATTGCAGGCGATGATGACCAGGCTATCTTTGGATGGGCTGGAGCTGATGTAAATTCATTTATTAAATGGGAAGCACGAGAAATTTTATTAGATAAATCTGAAAGAGTTCCTCCTATTATTCAACAGAAAGCACTAGATATTATATCACGAATATTTATTAATCGAATCCCTAAAGATTACCTGCCTAAAGATGCAGTAGGAAATATTTATGAACGATTCAGTATAAACGGAATTGATATGAGTGAAGGTGATTGGCTTATCTTAGCTAGAACTAATTCTCTTTTAAAAAAAATTCCAGCATATTTAAAAAGAAAAGGTTATTTCTTTAATACTAATCAAGGGAACAGTATGGGAAAAACTTTATATGAAGACATTTTAAATTGGGAAAAAATACAACAAGGAGAAACTATTCCTGAAATACAACACCAAAGAATAATGGAACATATAGGTCATAAAGAAATAGATTTTAAAGGAGACTGGTATGAAATGTTTAATAATATTCCAGTAAGTAAACGAGACTATATGCGAGCTATGTTAGATAATTCAGAAAATTTATTGAAAGATCCAAGAATAAAAGTTTCAACAATTCATGGAGCTAAAGGTGGAGAAGCACACAATGTAGTTCTTTATTTAAATCAAACGGCGAATACTATCAAAGGTGCAAAAAAATCGCAAGCAAAACAAGAAGAAGAATTTAGAGTTTGGTATGTAGGCGTCACTAGAACAATTGAAAATTTATTTTTAATTAAAGCTCCAAACAAATCAAAAGGATTTAAAATATGAAAAACCCATATGATAAACAAATCGGCGGATCACATTATCAGAAATTTAAAATTCAGCCAAGTAAATTCGTAATTGAAAACGAGTTGCTTTATCCCGAAGGATGCGCTATAAAATATATCTTGAGACACAGACTGAAAGGAAAAAAACAAGATTTAGAAAAAGCAATTCACTTTATTGAAATGATTATTGAAAGAGATTACAAAGAAATAGAAAAGCCAAAAGAAGATAAACCAAAAGATAAAGACAACACATGGGGAATAATTAAATGATGTTTGAAGCACAGACTGAATGGGTTAAGCCCGACGAATTTCCAGATTTAAGACAAGCAGATACAATTGCAATCGACTTAGAAACACATGATCCAGATTTAAAATCTATGGGATCAGGATCAGTGACGGGTAAAGGTAAGGTTGTAGGTATTGCTGTAGCTGTTGATGGCTACTCAGGATACTTTCCCTTCGATCATGAAGGTGGTGGTAACCTCGAAAAAAGTAAGGTATTACAATGGTTTACGGACATTTGTGAATCTACTTCAGATAAAGTTTTTCATAACGCAATGTACGATGTGTGTTGGATTAGAAAAATGGGAATAAAAATAAATGGAAACATTTATGACACCATGATTGCAGCATCACTCGTAAATGAAAATAGATTTAGATATGATCTTAACAGTTTAGGTTGGGATTATGTTGGTAAAGGTAAAAACGAAACAGAATTAAGAGCTGCTGCTAATGAATGGGGAGTTGATCCTAAAGCAGATATGTGGAAGCTACCATCAATGTATGTTGGAAGTTATGCAGAACGTGATGCAGAATTAACTTTAGCTTTATGGAAAGTCTTGCAGAAAGAATTAAGCGACCAGGATCTAGGAGCTATTTTTGAATTAGAGACTGATCTCTTTCCTTGTTTGGTGGACATGAGATTTCTTGGGGTGAAAGTTGACGTGAGCAAAGCTCATGAACTAAAGAGACAGCTAACATTACAAGAAGAAATGTTACTCCACAAAATAAAAAAAGAAACAGGAATAGAAACTCAAATATGGGCAGCAAGATCAATTGCCAAAGTTTTTGAAAAATTAAATTTACCTTTCGAACGAACGGTAAAAACTCAAGCTCCATCATTTACAAAAAATTTCCTTTCCTCTCACAATCATCCTTTAGTTAAGATGATAGCAGAAGCAAGAGAAATTAACAAGGCTCACACAACCTTTATTGATACAATTATTAGATATGAACATTTAGGTAGAATCCATGCAGATATAAATCAAATTAGATCTGACAATGGAGGAACAGTAACCGGAAGGTTTTCATATTCTAACCCAAACTTACAACAAATTCCCGCTCGTAATAAAGACTTAGGTCCTTTGATTCGATCCCTCTT